ACCGACTAAGAACAGGGCGATCGTTCCGGTTTCCATGGGAACAACAAAAATGGAAAGCAGGAGCACGATCACCGTGATCGGCAGGACTGCATTTACGGATTCGTCAAATTTTTCTTTGAGTTTTTTGTTCAAGATGGCATCACACTACTTTCTTTTTTGATTTTAAAGCGAACCAAAATAGTTCACTAATTAACTATTATTTATTATAAGGAAAATCACGCCAAGTGTCAAACATTCTTCTGAATATTCAGAAAAATTTAACATTTTTTTATCATTTTTAGCAGAAAATAAATTTCTTCATATAATAATATGGAAGTTCTTTGACAGAATGGGAGAGACTATGGATCGGGTGAAGAAGATGATTCACACGGATTATGCATACAGATCAGGACTTAGCGGACAGAATGTTACCGTTGCAGTGATGGATACCGGTATTGTTGCACATCCGGATTTTGAGGACAGAATCATATATTTTCATGATTTTTGTTATGGGAGAAAGGAAATGTATGATGATAATGGTCACGGCACCCATGTTTCGGGGATTATTGCGGGAAACGGAAAAATGTCTGAGCAGTATCTGAAAGATACTGCACATAAGGTTCGGATATACAGTGGAGTTGCACCAAAATGCAGGATTATCATGTTAAAGGTTTTAGATGAAAATGGAAATGGAAATACGAAAAAAGTACTTGATGCAGTGATGTGGGTCAAAGAGAACAGGGAACGTTATCATATTAAGATATTAAATATATCGGTAGGAATGTTACCGGGCGCAGGTGTGGAGGAGCAGAGAAAGCTTTTATATGCGATCGATGAATTGTGGGATGCAGGGATCATGGTCGTTGCCGCTGCAGGAAATAACGGACCAAAAGAAAATACGGTGACGATTCCGGGTATTTCAAGAAAAGTACTGACGGTCGGAAGCAGTGATGATGATACCTATGACCGTGGGAGAAAAGTTTTAAAAACCGGATACAGCGGCAGGGGGCCGACTGCATGCTGCATCGTAAAGCCGGAAATCCTCGCACCCGGAACCGGTATTACAAGCTGCAGCAGGGATAAAAGCGGATATCAGGTAAAAAGCGGAACTTCCATGGCAGCACCGGTTGTCTCAGGGGCGCTTGCCCTTGCATTTGAGAAGTATCCATCATTTACTCCGGCAGAAATGAAGCTGCGCCTTTATGAGAGAGCATATCCGAGAAGTGCGCAGCTTGGCAGGATCGGATGGGGGATGATACATGTGGATCATCTCGTGCGTTGACTTTTGAGAGGAAAATTATTACAATAAGCACATATTTGTACTGTGGCACAAACTTGTGATGCAGATGAAAACGTTGCTTTCATTGAAAAGCGTGCAGGGAGAATGGAGATTTGTATGAAGAAAATATTACATCTCATATTTGGAAGATTTTTTGTGGTTGCCATGGCAATCATTTTACAGGTGTTATGGCTGTGTGTCGTATTGTGGCAGCTCAGTTACAAGTTTACGTATGTCAATTTGCTTGTGCGTGTGATAGCAATCATTGTTGTGCTTGTAATCGTCAATAAATGGACAAATCCGGCGAATAAACTCTCGTGGACGTTTTTAATCTTATTGTCGCCGATTTTTGGACTTATGGTATATTTCTTATTTGGAAGATCCGGTCTGACCAAACATACAAGAGAGAGAATGGATGCTGTCAACCGTCAGGTGGAAGCATTGTTTCAGAGAGATAGCGCAGTGGAGAAAGGCTTAGAAAAAGAAAGCCGGTCAGCATATCTGCAGTCATCTTATATTGATAAATGGGCGGGATTTCCATTATATCAGAACACGCAGACAAAATATTACAGCTGCGGGGAAGAAATGTTCCCGGATATGTTAGAGGCACTGCGCGGTGCAAAACATTTTATATTCCTCGAGTATTTTATCATTGAAGAAGGATATATGTTCAATACGATCCTTGATATTCTTGAGGAAAAGGCAAAGGCCGGAGTGGATGTGCGCTTTATCTATGATGATGTCGGCAGCATCAATTCTATTTCTTTTGGATATTATAAAAAGCTGCAGGAGAGAGGGATCCCGTGTGTGACATTCAATCCGTTTAAACCACTGATCTCTGTGGTGATGAACAACCGCGATCACCGTAAAATTTTTGTGGTGGATGGGTATATTGGATTTACAGGCGGTATCAATCTTGCCGATGAATATATCAATAAAGTTAAAAGGTTTGGATACTGGAAAGATACCGGAGTGCGGATTGAGGGAGAGGCAGTCTGGAGCCTTACGGCAATGTTTCTGGAAATGTGGAATTATATCAACCGTTCCACGGAAGATTACAGCAGATTCCTGCCGTCTGTTTACAGGGAGAAAGAATTTACCTCCGATGGCTTTGTACAGCCGTATGGTGACAGTCCGCTCGATAATGAAAACGTTGGAGAAAATATTTATCTGAATATCATAAACCGTGCGAAAAACTATGTGTATATTTTTACACCATATCTGATCATCGATCACGAAATGCTGATCTGTCTCTCAAATGCAGCAAAGAGCGGTGTGGATGTAAGGATCGTGACACCGGGTGTGCCGGATAAAAAGGCAGTATATCTTTTAACACAGTCTTATTATGAACCGCTTTTAAAGAATGGTGTGAAGATTTTTCAGTATACACCGGGATTTATCCATGCAAAATGCTTTGTCTGTGACGATGAGATCGCGACGGTCGGCAGTGTAAACCTTGACTACCGGAGTCTGTTTTTACACTTTGAATGTGGTGTATTTATGTACCGGTCTAAGGCAGTCATGCAGGTAAAGGAAGACTGCCTCAGGACATTTGAAGAGTCGGAGGAGATGGATGTTTCATTCTGCCGCAGACGAAGACTTCCGGTACGTATGGTTCAGAGCCTGATGCGTCTGTTTGCACCGTTGTTATAATATGAGAACAAATGTTCCGCACCATCAGATCAGTGATATGTAATAACAGAATGTTTCATGACATCAAATCAGTGATACACCGGACTCTGTATTTTTAAGGAACAAAATATAACAGGGTGCGGCAAAAATAATCTTTATAATCTGCAGCATCGACTGTATCCTCATATACAATATTGACACTGCCGATCGGCGTTCCATTTAGAGAATAGACCGCCTTCCCGGCAGTGTTTCCTTTTTTTACTGGTGCTGTCACATTTTCCGGCAGTTCGATGCTTTTGGTAATGCCGGTAAGATCACTTCCGTCTGTTGTCATGTATTGAAAAGGTCTTTGGTAAATGATGCCTACAGAATCCGCAAGGCCTTTTTCAACCGGGAGATCGTCTAACTTATCTTCGTGGCTGTCACAGTAAATCCTGCATTTCCCAAACCCATAATTCAAAAGAGTCGTGGCATCCGCAGAGCGTGACTTGATATCAGGAGCCCCCATGATGACGGCGATCAGTTCCATATCATCTTTTTTGGCGGTTGCGGAAATACAGTACATGGCAGTGTTGGTAAATCCTGTTTTTAAGCCGGTGGCATACTGGTAATGTTTGATCAGCTTATTGGTGTTCGTCAGACCGAACTCCGAGGAA